CTACACCCATACAGCAGGTAGAGGAAGAAACGTTGGTGCGTCGGCATCAATTGTTGCATATGGTAGAATGTTACAGCATTCTGGTTTCCGTGTGTCAGAGCATCCTGCTTTTGGAGGTGTCCATCCTGTTCATCATGGTTGGGCGCACTATGCTGGTCGAGCAATCGACATTAACATAGGTCGTGGTGTTAGAGAGGCATCAAATTCAGGTGCTAGACATCGATTTGATAATCTCGCTGCGAGAGCCAGAGCAGCCGGTTATACGGTTCTCTGGAAGGTAGCAGGTCACTTTGACCATATGCATATACAACGTTAATAGGGAGGGGCAGGATTTCTCCTGCCCTTTTTATCATGCAAATACTAAAGACAATTTGGACAGAACGAAAACGAATAGGACAAGAGCGCATAGATATATGTGGAACTTGTGATAGATATGAAAATGATAAATGTAAAGAATGTGGATGTATAATGAGCATTAAGGTAATGTTTCCTCATTCTGATTGTCCCTTGGGCAAGTGGAAACAATATCGAGATGAAGACTTGACAAATGACTAAAATGTGATATAATACATCATGAAATCGATCAATAACGGAATACTTCACACCCTATCCAAGGTAGCGGCTGCTAATCCTAATCCACAGGAAAAGTTGGCTGCTGCTATCGTCTATCGCAATCGTATTGTTTCCATCGGAATGAATAGTATGAAATCCCATCCGATGGCAGCGAAATACGGAAAGAATAAACACGCCATATTCCTTCATGCCGAAGTGGCAGCAATCAAGAATGCTCTCCGTGAAATCGGTGTGGATGACTTTTCCAAGTGTGACATTTATATCACAAGAGTAAAGAAGGAAAAGCCATTCACCAAAAAGTTTGTATGGGGTTTGGCTAAGCCTTGTGCTGGTTGCGAAAGAGCAATCGCCGAGTTTGGTTTGAAACGAGTAATCTATACCTGTGATGATGGCAAATATGAGGTGATGTAATGAGCATTGATCAACTAAATCATGATATCTATGTTTCCAAACAAGAAAAAGAAATCAAGCGCCTTCAAAAGTATGAGAAGTTGGTTCAGTTTATTGCCAATGACTATTATGAAATGTCACACGATAAGGTCAAGTGGCAGCATAATGACTGGTATAAGCGTTGTCGCAAACTGATTGAGGAAGACAATGTGGAATCCGATTGAAACTTATCCTTACGATAGCCCTTACCATTATCTTCTTTGTCATAAGGAGAAGAAGTGGATTCGTTTTGGTAGATGGTACTCTCAACAAAAAGAATGGTACTATTCAGGTACCAATGAGCGTTCACAATGGGCACAAGTAAAAGGTGACGAACCTACACACTGGATGAAGATGCCGGAGATACCTAATGACTGACGAAAACAAAACGACTTGGCGAGAAGCAAGTCAAAAGATTGGTGAGGCTATGGATGCTGCCAATAAGGACCTTGATGAAATGGCAGATAAGTGTCCATATGAAACGAAACTTGCTGTTACACAATGGGCAATCAAGCATATCGTGGATCATGCCAGAGATGGGGGTTCTTTCAGATATCTAATCTATGATCGCCTTGGTTTCGGACCAGATGCTTATGTGCCACTATATGATGCTGGTGCTATGACTATCTCTAATGAGTTTGATATTGAGAATATGGATGCCATCAAAGCAAAGGTCAGAGAAGAAAAGATTGAATCTCTAAAGCCTCTTCTTCATATGTGTGATGAACCTGGTTGTTTCAAGGACGCTGGTTGTGGATGGCCAAGTGAAAGTGGTTATCGTATGACTTGTGGTGAACATTATCGTGGTGTCCATTATGGGAAGCCTGAGAAGTGATATATATTCACAGAATATCAAGTCTGGCGAGAGTGCTTCGTGAGCATTGGTGTTGTGAATATGTCATTACCTACATTGGCTCGGCCGATTGTCCTGCTAGTGACAGTGAACTTATGATTGGAGTTAGAATATGAAAATGATCTACAAATATCCGCTTGGTTCGGAAATACGCCATAATATGGTGACAGAGATTGATATGCCAAGAAACGCACAGATATTGGACATACAGATGCAGGGTGATATCCCCGTGCTTTGGGCTATCGTCAATCCTAAAAAGCCATCTCGTAAATATGTGTTTCATGTCTTTGGCACAGGATATGAAATGCTTGACTATGAAAAGAAGCATTATGTTTATGTCGGCACAGTCCAACAGAGAGGTATGATGACTCTTGTTTGGCATATCTTTGAGGTGATAGAATAATGGGCAGTTCAAGAGACCTAATGGACGAAGAAGTGGAAGACGCTAATGCTACACGGGGAACACCTTACACTAATCCAAAAGGATGGTCATGGGATGCAGCGTCAGATGCCTGGATTCATGATGACGGAACTAGAATGAGTCACTTTACCCCGACAGGTCAAGCGGCAATAGTTTCAGGTGGACGACTAATGGGCCCAACGACTAGCAATGTCACTGGTCCGATTCCATATCCACATTCACAGGCTTCTATCGGACCAACTGGTGCGCTCGGCACTGGAAAACTTGGTCCTCTTGAAGGTCCTACAGGAGGCCTTACTATTAATCCACCTGTTCATAGTGAAATGGCTGTTATGACACCTCATGGTAAAGTAAAGATAAATCTTGATACCGGCGTTCTTACTATTCCACATGGTATCGGCCGTGAAGAGGCTATTCGTGACTTTTGGTTAGGCTTTCAAGAGAACTTCCGAGGTGCTGAAAAGACAAAGTATGAGAATGAGATTGCTTATCTAAAAAAAGACATAGAACATATCACCCAAAAAGCAGAAGAATATAAGAAAGAAGTTAATAAGATTGTAAAAGACACGATTGTTAAAAAGGTCAGTGAAAAGTATGGTAATGAAAAGTTTATTATGATAAAGCCAGCAGACCTAATCAAGATGATAGAGGGAGCATGAGAGACAAACAAGAAGAACTAATCGAACAACTACATGAACTGGCGGACTGGGTTGAGAAACACAACTCAGTCCATTGTCATTCTGTTCCACGAAAGGCAGCATACACGATTGCCAGATTGGAAGAAGAGAACTATCGAATGCATCTTCAACTAAACAAAAAGTATTTGTCTTTTCGTGATAGATATGATATGTTTATAGGTGCAATCAGATTGCGGATCTATTTGATGAGGAAGAAATGGAAAAAAGGTTAAAGACACCACTACGATATCCTGGCGGTAAGAGCAAGGCAATTCATAAACTATTTGCCGAGTTTCCAGACTTGGAAAATGTTAAAGATTATAGAGAACCATTCATAGGAGGTGGTTCTGTTGCTATTCATATATCTCGATTGAATCCAGACTGTAGTGTATGGGTCAATGATCTATATTGGCCTCTGTATAACTTTTGGATTCATCTTCGTGATCATGGTGACAAACTGTCCGATGATCTGTATCAAATGAAACTCACATATAACACAGAAGATGCAGCAAAAGGATTATTTGAATCCAGCAAGTTAATTCTCAATGGACATAACGATAGCGACTATTCAAAAGCAATTGCCTTTTGGGTAGTAAACAAATGTTCATTCTCAGGTCTTACAGAATCCTCAACATTCTCTCGTTGGGCAAGCAATAAGAACTTTAACATCTCTGGCATCGAAGCACTAAAAGAATACAGTAAACATATCAAGAATTGGAAGATCACCAATCTTTCTTATGAAGAACTTTTGAATGACACAGAGAATGATACATTCATCTATCTCGATCCACCATATGAAATCAAGTCCAAGTTGTATGGTAAGAAAGGATCCATGCATAAAGGATTCGATCATGATCTATTTGCGGAGTGCTGCAATAGACCTACTCAAGCAAAGATAGCAATCTCTTACAACTCCGATCAATCTGTTAAAGAGAGATTTCCAGATTGGAACCAGATTGAGTTTGATCTAACATATTTCATGCGTTCGGATAGAAAGAACTATCGAGAGAATCAGGCAGATCGAAAGGAATTGTTGCTAACCAATTACAACTAAATATAATAGGCACAATGCCTATTATAGGAACAAAATGGCAGCAACAAAAGCACCCGCAACAACAAAAGCAACTGTTGAAAATGTAACTGAGGCATTACAAAAACTTGGATACATCGCTATTAACAAAAGTTTTGACTTTAGTAAAGCAAAATCAAAAACATTTTATTTCATACCTCCTAGTTCTAGGGGTAAGGAATTTTTGTTGTATATACCTGAATCATACTCGAAAACACAAAGACCTCAGGTGTTGAATGATGTAACAAAAAAGATGACCAAACTCAAATCTACTTTTAAATCGCAATATGCAGGAACAACTAGACCTGCTATCACTTTTACAGGAACAGATATATATATTTCCGGTAAAATGATTGCTGCAAAAGGTGGAAAAGGAAACAAAGGTAATGAGTTTGAAGATAAACTTTTGTTAGACTTTAAAAATTATATTAAAGAAAGATATCCATTTAATGCCAAAAACTATAGTTATCCAGAATTTATGCAGCAGTTTATCGATATGCTTGAATCTAATAAAGAAAAGATTATGTCAGCAGAAAAGGTCGGCCAGGAAAATACACCAAGACCTCTAGGTATTGAAGGCGATCAATTATACGTATCTGTTAGAGGATCGGGAAGATCGACTAAAATAGGTGCTGCTTTATCTGATATCAATGTTGTAACAAACAAAAGAACTATTCATCTTTCTTTGAAATATGGATCAACTGTGACTTTTATGAACTCTGGTGTCGGAAAATTTTTTCCTAGAGATAGATTTGTTAAAGGTAAAGAGGCAGACTTTAGTGATCTTCCTCAAGCAATGGCAATTTTCGAAACCTTCGGTATTGATCCCGTAAAATTTCAGAATGTATTTACCAATTACATTGAACCCAATCCAGATGAAAAGAAGAGAAAATCCGAAAAAGAAATTGTTGAATTTAAACCAGATAAAAGAAGAATGGAAAATTTGATCAAGACTGCCATTGGTTGGAATTACTATCTGTTACACTTAGATAATAAGAATCATATACACATTCAGGAGATGACAGAAAGTTTTCTAAGAACAGCTTCAACTCTGGCGTCTGATACAATACAAATTCAGTATCCTACAAAAGGAACAGCAAAGAGAGTTGATATGATTGTCACAACAAAGAAATTCAGATTGAAATGGAATATAAGAAATAAACAATCTGGAATCGCCCCTTCACATATCATGTGCGACTATGAGTTTCTATAATGATTAGACTTTCACAATACTTAAACGAAGCAGCGGCCGAAAAAGATCGCCATCTAACACACATTGAAGATGCTGTATTGGAAGGTGGTGTTGCAGGCACTCGTAATGCAATACAGTTTCTCATTGCCCTTAGAGATATGTTTGCTGATGATGGACAGACTATATCAGAGGCAAAAGGTGGTCTTATTCTAAGAACCAAGTTTGATGGAGCACCTGCTATCTATGCCGGCATCAATCCTGAAAACGGAAAGTTCTTTGTTGGTTCTAAGTCTATCTTTGCCAAGAATGCTAAACTGAATTATACAGAAGCAGACATTCGTGCTAATCATTCGGGTGGACTAGCAGAGAAACTTTCCCAAGCATTAAAGTATCTACCAGCACTTGGCATCAAAGGCATCGTGCATGGTGACTTTATGTTTTCCAAGTCCGATCTAAAGTCTGAAACAATCGACGGTAAAAAGTATATCACATTTCGTCCTAATACTATTACATATGCTGTGCCAGAAGGAACACCACTTGCTAATCAAGTCCGAGCAGCACAGATAGGCATTGTCTTTCATACCACATATACTGGCAAGACAATGCAAACTCTACAGACACATTTTGATATTGATATCACAGCATTGAAAAAGTCAAAGAACGTTTGGTTCAGAACTAATAGATTGATAGATGTTACTGCGGCAGCAAGATTGTCCAAAGAAGAGAATGCCAAACTGACAGGCATATTGTCACAAGCAGGTTCACTATTCAGAACTGTTCCTGCATCATTACTAAATCAGATTGCGACAAACGAAACATACCGTATTCCTATTATGACCTATATGAATCAAAAGGTTCGTCAGGGTGAGCATATAAATTCAAATTTTCTTAAAGAAGTTATGAACTTTGTTGCAACTAAATACAATAAGTCTATAGATGATGCTAAACGTGCTGACACCAAGGCAAATAGGCGTCGTGAAAAGGATGCAGTCATGCGCTGGTTTCATCAGAACAGTGCAAGTCTGAACACCATATTTCGTTTACAGAACTTATTGATTGATGCTAAACTACTATTAATCAGAAAGTTCAATATGGTAAATGATATTGGCACATTCTTACATACACCAAGTGGTGGATATAAAGTCACGACACCAGAAGGTTACGTAGCAGCATGGTCATCTGGTGGTGATGCAGTTAAACTAGTAGATCGTATGGAGTTTAGTCGTGCAAACTTCCTTGCTGTCAAAAACTGGGGAAAGTAATGTCTGAAAAAGAGAATAAGAAACCTGTTCCTGTAGTCGATACTATTCGAAAGGTTGTCAGACAGGCAAGAAAGAGAAAAGTTATGGGTGAAGAACATCCTATGCTTAAGATGGATCCACATTCTTTTGATCAGGGTGATAGTGGATGGAGAAGTTTGCCTAGATCACAACAGGCAAATGTTGTTAAAAGTTATGTCGGAAAATATGTGGGCCCAGGTGGCAAATTTACTAAAGATACACCAGGTGGTGGTAAAAAATATAAATTCTTCCACAATACGTTGGCATCTAGGACAAGTTCAAGCAATGGCAGGTAAAAAAAAGGTGATGCTATTAGAAATATGGAAAGAAGCAAAGAGAATAATAATCCACAATGGAACAGATATGTAGGTGCCACCACATCTTTTCTAAAAGGCGACAAAGCAAGATTTGAAAAAAATGCCAAGGCTTCTGATAGATATGCGGCCACATCCGGAGAACGAGGACAGGACAGAACAAATAGAAAGATAATGACTGGTCTAAAAAAAGGATGGGGCAAAGACTATAAGAATGCATATTAACTAAATAACAAATAAAATACCGCAGAGGTAAGATGAAAAAAATTGTATTTACGTTTGGGCGTTATAATCCGCCCACCACTGGTCACGCAGAATTAATTAATTATACTGTATCATTAGCACGTAGAACTGGTGCTGATCATCGTATCTATACCTCCCAATCACATGATCCTTCCAAGAATCCACTAGCACCAAGACAGAAGATTGCTTTTCTTCGTCAGATATTTCCTGGTGTAAATTTTGTGGAAGACTCCTCCATGAAAACAGCATTTGCTATCTGTAAGAAACTAGCAGATGAAGGTTATGAGGATGTAACATTCGTTGTTGGTTCTGATCGTGTAGATGAATTTAAAACACAACTTGGCAAATACGTCAAATCAAGAACTGATAAAGACTTCAATCCTAAAATTCATTATCCATTTAAAAAGTTTCAGGTCGTGTCATCTGGCGCCCGTAAGAAAGGCATTTCAGGTACCGATCTACGAAATGCTGTCCGTAAAGGTGACTTTGCCACATTTGCTAAAGCATCAGCAGCGAAAGATAGAGCATTGGCCAAAAAGATATTCACCACAACAAAAGCACAATTAAATGAGAATATAACCCGTAAAGATTTTCATGACAAGTTGGATAACTTCATTGACTATACTTGTAAGTATCTAAAGATCAAAGAAAAGCCTGGTCTCAAATATAAAGAACCCTCCGATCAAGGCGAGCAGCCATCATTTGCTGCATATTCTCCATCAGACAAATGCGTTATCATCATGACCAAGAATCGTCATCCAATGGACATCTTTAGGTCTGTTGCACATGAATTGGTTCATCATAAACAAAATGAAGATGGCAAACTCGGTAAAGATATTGCTAAAGAAGGTGCTACAGGTTCTCCTATAGAAGACGAAGCAAACTATATGGCAGGAAGAGTTATGAGATACTTTGCCAGAGAGAATCCATTTTATTTTGATATGAATTATGTTATGGAGCATAGAGCAATTCTACTGGGTGGTGTTCCTGGTTCTGGTAAAGATAAAGTTTTAAAAGAAGCAATTCTACCATTGGGATATGTTGAAGTATCACAAGAGAATTTCACATCTAAGGATTGTGTTGGTGATAATCTTGTAATCAATGGTACAATGGCGCAATATGATCAGACAAAAGAAATCAAAAGCATTCTAGAAAGTCATGGATATAAAACCATGATGGTCTTCGTCAATACATCTAACGAAGTCTCTAAACAAAGAAACGAAGCAAGATCAATCAAAGGCGGTAGAGTTCTATCCGAAACAGTTAGATTTAATAAGTGGAAGAATGCACAAGACGTATTAGAAAAATATGATGAATTGTTTGAAACTGTAATCGAGGTTAAGAACGATCTAGATTTAAATCAACCTTTTGATGTTATACAGAGAACACATAATAAACTTATTGAATGTGTTACAGAAGATGTTCGTAAGTTCACATTGAATGAAGCAGATTATAATTTTGAGAATATGCTAAGAGAGATGGATACAAGTCGTATGCCACTTTCAAGAAACATTCAAGACATACGATCTGCTGAAAGAAAGGCGGACGATGCAAAACTGAAATCTGGTGAAGATATTGGAAATGTTAAAGGACCGTCATATTCATGGATGAAATCACCCGCCGATTATGGGTCACCCGATAAACCTAATTATAGATATGATATGAGTTCTACAAAGAACTACAAAGCGCCTATTAGACCTGACAATAGACCAAATATTGTAAGTCATGATAGAACCAATTATAGTCCTTCAACCGTTGATGCTGTAAATGCAAGTCGTAATCCTAAATCTACAGCACCAGTATTTAAAGAAAACTATTCTGATTTCTCATCAACTCCTAAGAATAATCCTGTTGGTGGTGCTGGTAACTGGGGAACATCTAAACTAGCAGACAGATATAAAAAAGATACGCCAGGTCAAGAACCAGGTGGCAACAAAGATATGAAAGTTATTGATTTCAATAAAGCACCGTCAAATGCAAAACAGGTTCCTATGCCAAGTATTCCTATTGGTGCTGATAGAATTGGACCAGAAGTTGGATATCCTAAAGAACCAACGTTTGGTGATAATCAGACACTACCATTTACCACGATGTATGATCCAATCGGTAGATGGATGGTGAAAGAAGAAACACGTAGAAGATTTAAAGAGAAGTATGGAAAATTAGCAGAGCAGAAGATTAGGGAAACTGCTTTAAAATTACAGCAAAGAGAGAGTCTAGACGATCCGTATTCATCATTCACTGGAGCGACACCAAATTCGTGGGAGATGGAATATACAAGACCTATCGGTGCTAATCAAATAGATGCAGAGAAGCAAGGATTATTTGGTATAAAGATTAGAAGAAAATTAAAGAAAACTAAATAAGTATAACACTATATTATAGTTTCAGAAACAAAGGAACCATTAAATGTTTAACAACAGATTTAATTCAACAAAGAAGGATCCGCTTGTAGAAGCAGTCCAGTCCGCCATGCAGGATGGTGAACTTCGTCGTCAGGCAGTGGCTTATGTAAACGAGGCATTCGGTGTTTATAATCGTAATGCTGTTGTTAGAGAAGACCTCGCCGCTTATGATGCTGCTATTGAAGAAGCATATAGATGTGTGAAAGAGGCTCCAGATACCGGAGAATCCGATGCTCGCAAAACCGTAACATCAAGTAAAGAAGCAAAAGAAAAAGTTTTTGCTAAACATAAAGAGAGAATGAAGAAACTAGATGATAAGCCTAAAGCAGACTACTCCAAGATGCGTGAGAAGATGGTTGGCAAGGGTAAAGACCTAGAAACAACTCGCAAGATTGTTGGTGAAGCAAAGAAACTTGCTGACAAGGATTATGACAAGGACGGCAAGGTTGAGTCACCAAAGGACGAAGTTTGGGGTTCTCGTTTCCGTGCTGCTAAGATGGCAGGCAAAATGGAAGAAGAACAGATTGATGAAGTCTCAAAGAAAACTCTAGGTTCTTATATCAAAAAGGCTGCCTCTAAGAAGCCTTATACATCTATTCATGGCGCAGCATATGATGCCGCTTCTGGTGATCCAAAAGCAAGAAAAACAATACAAAAAAGAGAAAAAGGTATTGAGAGAGCAACAGATAGACTTACAAAAGAAGAAACACAGATTGATGAAATCTCTAAAAAACTAGCACTCAAGGCTATGAAGAAGTCAGATGAACGTGGTGAAGAAGAGTATGATAGAGATATGACAGATGATAGACTATCAGATCCTAAAACACATTGGGATCGTGCCAAGAGACTCCGTGGCCATATGAAAAGAAAGTTTGGAAACAAGACTATCAAAACAGGTGGAACAGATAATCTATCACCAAAGTCATATGAGCAAGGCGGTGGTGAAAGACGCCGTGCCGATAAGTTAAAGAAGGGTCCAAGAGCAGGAATGATTTCTGCTAAACATAGAGACAAACTAAAGGATAACATTAAGTATTCGCTTGGTAAGCACAAGAAGCCAAATCTTCCAGAAGAAGTTGATTACTCCGCACCAGATCGTGCCGCTGTAACAAGAGACAACAAGCCATCAACACCAGCACAGACCAATGCTGCTACATCTGGTCCATCCGCTGCTGATAAGGCTGCTCTAACAAACAAGATCAAGACAATGAAGGAAGCCGTATATTCAGCAAAGGCTGCTCGTGCTGGTAAGGACATTGGAAAGCCAGGCAAGGAGTTCAAGAAGATCGCTGCTAAGGCTGGTGAAAAGTATGGTTCAGAAGAGCGTGGCAAGAAAGTTGCTGGTGCTATTCTAAAGCGTATTCGTGCAAAGCATATGAAGGAAGAGAATCTAGAGGAGTTGTCAGCATTTGGTAAGGCCTTTGCTGCTGCTAAAGGTCAAAACTTTACATTTGGTGGTAAGCAATATTCTGGCGCCATGAAAGGACAGACAGGTTCATCATCAAGTTCCTCAGGTCCACAATCTAATGCAGGATTGCGTGGAGCAACAGGATTTCCATCTAGAAATATATCTACTAGTAAAGCGGAACCAAATCCAAGATTAGGATCTTCATCTTCATCAGGTCCTCAAGATAATCCAGGATTACGTGGTTCTTCTATGCCACAAACTCCTAAAGCACCAACTCCTGCTGATCGTTGGAATGCTTCAAGATCATCCACATCAACTTCTGCACCAGCTCCTACAGGAGGACCAGCAAGAGATGTTGGCATGACAGGTAAAGCAGGTGGAGAAAAGGGTGTGACATCTGGAAGCACAGTATCATTAGATCGCCCAGGAAATGTTGGAGCATCTACTCCTTCTTCACCACCAGAGCAGTCAAGAGCAGCACCAGGAACATTTGCGGCTCGTTCTGCTGCAGGTGAAATGAAGGCTGATGCAGCATCCGCTGGAGTAAAGAAACTAATGTCCATGAACGAATCCGTTCAGGTCGGTGCTAACAGATATAGAATCGTCTAATGGCCTCTAATAAAGGCAAGATGACAGGAAGCAAAACCTTGGGAGCCCTGCAATTTAGGCAGGGCTTTCAAAAGGGAGGATCAATGCAGTCGCATAGAGACGGTAAGAGATACAATTTGGTAGCAGCCTCAAAGCAAATCGCAGAAGATGACACTAAGGTTGCATTGAACAAGGTCACTCAGAAAAAGTTAGCAATGCAGGGTACTTATACTAAACCTCTGAAAGACGGGGGTTCTGTTACAGTAAATCCTGACAAAGTTGATATGGTTGGCCAAGGAAACAACACAAACGTATAAGAAAGAAGGAATATAAAAATGCCACTATGGGGATCAATAGACAATGCTGCCAATTCAGATATTGCAGCATTGATTCAGGTAGGTTCTAATACACAGTTTGATGTAAATAGAACCACACTTTATAACAATACAACAGCAAATACATTTATGAAATCCGCTCAGGGCAACGTAGTAGTTGGTCAGTTCGGTGTTTCTGCTGGTGAAATTCAGGCAATGAATGAATCAGGTATGGGCCATGCTCCACACTCTGGTTGGGTTCTACGTCATGAAGGCACAGGACTTAAAGCAGGACGTGTATGGTATGAAACACTTGTTGCTACAGGTTCAATGACTGGTGATGGTTCAGATGATACATATCTACCAGATTATAAGTTAAGTATTGCTACACAGCCATCCAGCAATTCATCTGCAACTGCTGGCAATCTTACATTCACTGTTGTCGGTTCGTCTGTACCAACTGGTGCTGCATTTACGTATCAGTGGCAGGTAAACAACAATGGTTGGGCAAATATTTCTTATACAGCAGGAAGATATTTCAATCCAACTACTGACACACTTACAGCAAACAACATTACCGCAAACGGCAATGTATTCCGTGTAATGGTAATGTCAGCAGGTGCGACAACAGTAATTTCATCAAACGCAACAATCTCTAAAGTATAAGGAATAGTTTATGAAAACTTTCCGTGATCATCTAAAAGAAGAAGTCAAAATCGGTGCCCTCGCTAGTGGGGGCATCGACATTGAACGTGATGCAGTTAGAGATGAAATCAATGGTATTCTATCTGCTATTGCATCAAGACCATGTGTCACACCTTACGCCTCATTAAACAAGATTCGTAAGGCACTGGCATATTTTCATATTCATCTACCAAAGAGAGTTTATCTTGAAGGAAGACATGGTATTGAAGTATGGGAAATCAATCAGTTCGGTCATAAGATGGGTGTGACCGATCAAGGTGAATGGATTAATCATGTTCCTGCAAAGTTTCATCTTTTCTTTCATTATCATCGTGTCGGTTCTATGTATTATCTGGAAGCGAAGATTGTTGATGATAAAGAACTAGAGTCTAGAGTTAGTTCTGCTGAAAGAATGGTTGCAGAGGAAATGGATGCTGCCATGAGACAGGACTTTGCTAAGGCAAAAGCACCTAAAGAAGATCCACATACTGCTCTAGGTGATTGTGATTGCAGTCAAGGCGACTCACCAAGCACCAAGAAAGCAATCAAAGTTTCTATGCGTCAAGTTGATGAAGATAAAGATCCTTGCTGGAAGGGTTATGAGATGGTTGGCATGAAGAAGAAAGGTGGCCGCAAGGTACCTAACTGTGTGCCAGTCAAGGAAGAAGAACAGATTGATGAAATCAAAGTCAGCACAGCATATTCATATGCTGGTAAGAAGATGGAAAAAGAACGCAAGGGATTACTCCCAGGCGATCATAATCCTACCAGCAAGACAGAATTGAAGAATATGAGAAATGCTGCCGAGCGTACCGATAAAGATTATTATAAGAAGCGTGGATTCAAGAAAATAGAAGAAGAACAGATTGATGAACTTTCAAAAAAGACATTAGGTTCTTATGTAAAGAAAGCATCTGTTGATCTTTATGGTCGAGGCGCTTTACGTGCTTATGATATTGTTAAAGGTAAAGATCCTAATACTCTACGAGATAAAAGGGCAGGCAATCGTGTCAAAGGCATCTACAAGGCCTCTGATAAACTTGCCAAAGAAGAAACACAAGTTGATGAAAAACTCACCAAGGATATGTCTGCTGGTGATGTTATCTCTGACTTTGTTCATTCAAAAGATCCAAAGTTCGAGGGCAAGTCAAAGAAGATGCGTCAAAAGATGGCTTTAGGTGCCTATTACGGTATGCATCCGGAGAAGTCAAAAGACTAATATGTAATGTTTGATTTAAATGATGGAAACTTTTTGATCTATGCTGCTAAATGTTATGATCGTCCTCACATTCTCCAATCAGAGTTTGAGGACGATCTTCGCCGTATCAAATATATAAAACGTCTATTTCGTAAGTATCGTCAGACAGGCGATTGTAAAGAACGTCTAATACTAAATCACATAATCATTTTATCAAACGTCTTTGGTGTTGAATCAACTGTGAATATGCTATTCTATAAAGTTGATAAAGACGATTATCCTATTCTCAAAACTTTTTTAATTTTTCTCAACTACATGCCTGATCATCTAAAGACAACGTTTGATAAATACTACGTCAGACAAGAAGAGATTCC